TTCCAAAGCGAGGATTAAATGCAGCCACAAATCAACAGAGCGTATGAACTGATCGTTGGTAATGCAGTCTCTGGTGAAGGGCTTCAGATTAATGATCTTCAAGTTACGTTTGATATTAGTAAGTCTAGCAGTAACAAAGATAAGACTAATTCTGCTTCCATTGAAATCTATAATCTTAGCAATGACAACCTCAAGCTCTTGGACGTAGATTATCCAGCAGCAGTATTTAGTGCTGGTTATCGTGACATTGGTATTAAGCGTCTGTTTGCTGGGCAAGTTACTAATGTCACCACACGTAAGAGTGGTACAGATCGTATCACACAGATTCTCATGGGTGGTGCCTATACAGAGCTAAATCATCAAGCCCTGAGTAGTTTGGTTGCTCCGGGTAGGACAGTTAAGGATGTTGCTGAAGACATTCGTAAGGCACTCCCCGGAGTCTCCAGAAGCGTCTTCAACGGTACTAACCTGAACAACCCAATCATCTATGGCTATCCATTACAAGGGACACCAAAAGACATGCTCAATGAGTTGTCTGAGAAGTACAACCTAGATTGGCAGATTGATGATGATGTTCTCTATGTCCATGACAATGATCGTGGTAACTCAGAGAAGTTTGAAGATGCTTATGTGATTAGTAAGTACACAGGCTTGATTGAGAATGCTTATAGAGCCTCTGGTGATATTCGTAGAAGTAAGAAAGATAAAGCTAAGATTCAATCTGTACAATTCAAGACTTTGTTGAATCCAGATATTGTTCCCGGTGATATTATCCGACTTGAAGACACTCTGATTACGGGATGGTATAAAGTTACTGATATCCGCCACTCAGGGGACTGGAGAGGCACAGCTTGGTGGTCAGAATTTAGGTGCAGTGCCATAGAAAAAGTCATCAGTAACTCTTGATTTCAATTAAAATCTAGTGTAGAATGGTTGCTTCATTTAATTATCAGGAGTTCAAAGGATGAGTGTTATAAAGATTGGAGATTTGAGGGAAAGTAAAAACTATGGCAGATTTGAGGTTATTGCAAGAACGCCGGGCAAAATAACGATAAAATTTGTAGATACCGGATATACATGCACTTACGACAAAAATCAAGTACGTAAGGGTGATGTAAAAGATTGCATGGCTAGAATTATATATGGGGTAGGCTTCTATGGCGACGGCTCTTTTACAAAAGACAAGCCAAAGGAACTTGTCGCTAAAGCTTTGGAGTCATGGCATAGCATGTTCAAGCGTTGCTATGATGAAAGGCTTCACAAACTTAAAGTAACATATAAAGACTGCACTGTCAGTAATGATTGGCATAACTTTCAATCTTACGCAAAATTCTACATAGAGGATGCTTACCGATTAGATGGGTGGGAGCTTGATAAAGATTTATTGGTAAAGGGAAATAGACTCTATTCCCCATCCACTTGTGTTTATTTACCAAGAGATATAAATGGGGCTTTGAAAACAAATAATACCCACCGATCACTGCTTCCTATTGGAGTTTTTAAGTGCTCGTCGGGTGGTTTTAAGGCCCGTTGCCGTGACCATGAGAGTGTACAAGTTATTCTTGGAAAGTTTACCACGGAGAATGAGGCATTTCATGCTTACAAGTGTTTTAAAGAGTCTGTAATAAAACGTAAAGCTCTTGATTGGAAAGATTCTATTTCTCCTTTAGCCTATAAAGCTCTTATGGAGTATTGTGTGGAGATTACAGACTGATGAGTGATTGTGAAGGCTCGTTACAAGAAGTATTAGTTGCTGCTTTCCAGAATCAAATGAGTAACGTGAATACAGCAATTCCTTGTATTGTAGTGGCTGTAAGAGACTCTTTAAACGGAGCTATGGTTGACATACAACCAACAGTCAATCAGCGTTTTAAGGACGGTACAACTAAGGAAAGACCGGTGATCCTTGGTGTCCCAGTATCCTTTCCTGTATCATCTACAGCAGGTGTTACGTTCCCTATTAAAGTAGGGACAACTGGTATTGCTGTATTTTCCATGCGTAACTTAGACGCATGGAAGAATGGTTCAGGCAGGCCAACCACACCTTTGAACTTTGCTAAGTTTGACAAGGGCGATGCTATATTCATCCCCGGTATTCAACCTCCGGGTGTAAACGTAAACAACCCATCTAAGCGTACATGGAATCATTCCACAGAAGATACTGTTCTGGTAAATAATATTGGAACAGGTCAAGAGTGCGAAGTAAGACTTAAAGCCTCTGGTGATATTGTAATCAATACAAACCAGAACGTAGAGGTTAATTGCAACAACGCAACTGTTACAGCTCAAGCTGACATTACACTCGATTGCACCAACTTAGATGTTACAGCAGGAACTGCTACCTTTGCAATTGGTGAAACAAGTTGGATCGGTAATATCAACCACACTGGTAACTATACGTTGGTTGGCACTGCCACATTCAATAGTATTGTATTTGATACACACAAACACACTGGTGTGCAGACTGGCCCAAGTCTCACTGGTGGACCAACATCCTAGGAGAGTTAATTGGACCTGTTAATCGACAAAGAGCCTGTCTCTCCATCTTATGGGGATATTGTATGGCGTAATGGCCCACTAAGAAAAGAAGAAACTACCCAATCTCGGGTTGATGTAGTTGGTCAAAGACTTCTTGTACTTCTTCGTACATGGAAGACCGAATGGTTCTTAGACACGGAATACGGCATCCCGTACTTCCAATCCATCCTCGGACACAAGACAAGTAAATCTGCTGTTGATCTTATCTTTCAGAAAGCAATCTTAGCAGAGAACGGTGTAAAAGAACTGACATTCTTTGAATCTACTTTTGTAAACAGACAATATTCTATGACCTTCCGTGTGAAAGTGACTACTGGGGAAGAGTCTGGGTTAATCACAGTTACCCCAACAAGTTAAGGAGGAGCTATGCTTCTGTCTGAATACTATAAAGATAGTAAATACTCACAGAATGGGGAGAACTATGAAATTATTGAGTACGGTGATAATCAAAGGAGTCATTTTACACTCCGCTGTGTAGTGTGTGGAGATGTAAATTCTGTTGCCGCATCTAGTATACTTTCTGGAAGAAAACCTTGCCTGTGTGGCGGAAAGGCGTACAACTCTCCAGAGAAAATGTTCAACAGAGTTTTGGATGTTATCAAAAATAAACCGATAAAGCTTCTACAAGATTCTATTAGTGGTTCAAAGTCTCCACTGCGTGTTGAGTGTCTTTCTTGCGGGAAAGTCTGGGATGCCAGCTATAATTCAATTGCCCTTAAGGGTGCCAGTTGCGGTGTTTGCAATAAGTCTGAAAAACTTCCTGAAGAAATTATCTATCAAAGAATAGCAGAGTTTACAAATGCAGCTAATTTTAGTCTCAAGGGGTTTGATTATAAACCAACTGGAAGCACAAGTAAACTTAAAGTCTCCCTTATTTGTAACATTTGTCAGAATGACTGGGTAACGTCCTACGCTTCACTGTCAGCGGGAAGGGGCTGTCCAGCCTGCGCGAAGTATGGTTTTCAAAAGAACAAACCTGCAAGCCTGTATGTTCTTAAGGTGGTATCAGAAGATGGAATCCTTATGGGGTACAAATATGGAATAACTTGTGATCTAAAAAGACGACTCCAACAGCACAACAAACTTTGTAAATTTTTAGGTGTGTCTTTTGACTTATCTTTTGTGTGGAATTACACGAATGGGTTGGATGCAAGTCAACATGAGAAAGTTCTCAAGGATACATTCCAACCCTACTTTCAAAAACATGAACTTCCCAGCGGATTCACTGAGACTGTAGGAATCTGCCAACTGGGAGAGTTGTTGGATATTCAAAACAGTCAATATAGGAAATTGAAATGGCAAATTTTGGAATAACTGACAGCGGATTTGTTTTAAAAAGGTTGCAAAATATATTAGATGAGCAGAAGATAAAAGCTGAACAACTTTTTGCTGATCTTTTACCGGCAGGTGAAATCGTAGACACTAGCACAAGCACAGCACTTGGACGTTTGATTGCTCTAGATGCTCCCGGTGACGCAGACCTATGGGAAGTTGCTCAGCAATGCTGGAGTGCTTTTGATCCAAACTCGGCTACAGGTATCTCTCTAGACAACCTTGTTCAATATGGTGGTATTGCTCGCTTCCCAGCCTCTGCTAGTACAGCTACAGCTTTGTTTGCTGGTGATAATGGTACACTGATTGCTGGTGGAAGTGTAGTACGTTCTGCTGATAACAATGAATTCTCTGTTAGTGGTAGCGTAGCTCTTTCCCCATCACAGTCTGCTGGTATCACTCTGACAGTCTCTGTAGTGGCCAACACAACGCTTTACACACTCACCTATACCGCAGGTATCACTGGTAGTAATACGATCAGCTACACGTCCTCTGGAGCTGCTACAGCTAACGAGATTGTCACTGGCATCAAAGCTATTATTGATTCATCTCATCCCCTTCTTTCAGCCTCCTTGGTGGGTAACACTCTTATAGTGGATATGGTTGATGTGTTTCAAGCAAGCACATTCTCTACTAGCTCCAATCTTGCAATTACAAAAGTTAAGAAGATTGGTCAATTGGTTGCTGTAGAAGTCGGTGAAATCAATCAGGATGCTAACACCATCAATGAGATTGTAACTCCTGTTCTTGGTTGGGATAGTGTAACAAATCCTTTAGATGCTTCTCCGGGTAGGCTTGTAGAAACTGACGAAGAGCTTCGCTTACGATTTCGTAACACTAAGCTAGAACGCAGCTCTAACATTCTTGATAGCCTATATTCTGCCCTACTCAACGTAGATGGTGTAGAGGAGCTAGCTATCTATGAGAACGATACTGATATTACAGACTCTAATGGTGTTCTTCCTCATAGTTTTTTCCCTGTTGTCCTTGGTGGGTCTAGTCAGATCATTGCCGAGACTATCTGGCAGAACAAGCCGATGGGCATTAAGAGTCAAGGTAATACGATTATTCCTATTACAGACACTCAAGGGTTTCTCCATAACATTGGATTTGAAAGACCTACTCCTGTTGTCGTCTATATCAGCATGACACTTAGTCTTAACCCTGAAGCACCTATTCAGTTTCCTAGTGATGGTGCTGATCAGATTAGGGCTGCTATTCAGACTTACGCTTCTCAGAACTTTGGTGTTGGTAAGGATGTAATTTACAGCCGCATGTTCACCCCAATCAACACAGTGCCGGGGCATCAGATCGATAGCTTGTTTATTGGTACAACTCCTAGTCCTGTAGGCACTGCCAATATTGTAATTGACTTTGCAGACATCAGTTCATTCGAATCAATCAACATAAATATTGTAGTATCTTAAGGAGGTACTTATGCTCGTACCTTTTGATACACATCCATATTTAGAAGAAGCCAGAGAACGTGTTACTGAACAATTCAAAGGAAAGGAAGTATTTGACAAATATCTTCAACTCCTAATTGACCAACAAGAAAGTATCCAGCAAGTATTCAAAGACCTCATCCAGAAAAGAAGTATTGATGAGGCCACTGGAGCTACACTAGATATCATTGGTGAGATTGTAGGTCAGCCCAGAGAACTTATCTCTGCTGATCTATTCAACTTCTTTGGCTTTCAAGGTGCCCTCAAAGCAGATACTTTTGGTGACTTTGGTCAACCCGTTATTGGTTCTAGGTTCTATGACTTTGGTACACCTCTTGGTGGTAACGTACTTCTTGACGATGAAACATATCGCCTATTCATCAAAGCTAAAATTCTAAAGAACCGTACAGCATCTACACCAGAAGAGTTTCTTGCTTTTGTTAACTTCTTGTTTGGAACAGAGGCTACAGCAATTATCTCTGAAGGTAATGCTGCGTACACTGTTCTATTTGGTAGAGAGCTTTCTACTTTTGAACAAGTATTATTGAATTATGTTTCCACAAGTCAAGGCTATCCTTCCCGCCTTATTCCTAAAACAGTTGGTGTAAGAATTAACTTTGGCTGGTTCCTTGCTGGCAACTACTTTGGCTTTCAAGGTGCAACTGGAGCTTTAGGTTTTGGTGAGTTTACAGGAACCTTCGGTTGGGGTTTGGGTTATGGACTTGGTTATGGTGACTCTGACTTCTCTCAAGCAGGTGGTGGGCAATTTGCATCGTTATTCTAGTGTGAGTGTACAATGAATATTAAAAACAAACTTCTTGTGTATGGATTGTCTTCTGCACTTGCAACATCTGGTATGTTTATTGCAAAACATGAAGGATTGGTATTGGGAACCTACCCGGACCCGGTTGGAATTGTCACATCTTGCTATGGACACACTGGCCCTGAGTTGAGACTTGGACAGAAGTTCTCTGAAGATGAGTGCCTTGAGCAATTGGCTAAAGACCTGTCTAAACATAATACAGAGATGAGTAAGCATATCAAAGTCCCTCTATCTGCTCAAGAACATGCTGCTTATTTATCTTTCACTTACAACGTGGGTGTTGGTAACTTTAAGTCCTCCACTCTGTTGAAACTTCTTAATAAAGATCAGAGAGTAGAAGCTTGTGAGCAACTAACTCGTTGGGTTTTTGCAAAAGGCAAGAAACTTCGCGGCCTTGTCAATAGACGTGAAGATGAAAAAACACTTTGCCTCTCTGGCTTAAAAGAATACAAATTAATTTCTAAGGAATAAACACATGGCCCAAATCCTGAAACCCACCAACCTGAGCCTTACATGGGCCTCTGGTGGTGACGTACTAAACCCCGGCGACACTAAGTATGCAACTGGTTGGCAGGTAGAAATCCCAGCGCGCCAATGGTTCAACTATCTGGATAATCGCCAAGATACAGCTCTTGCACATATCAATCAGCATGGTATTGCCGTTTGGGATAGTGTGACAGAGTATCAGTATTCTGTAGGTGGTGCTAAGTCCCTTGTGATGGGTAGTAACGGTACAATTTACCGAGCACTTACTGTAAACACGAATCAGGACCCAACCACAACTGTAGGAACTCATTGGGAAATTGCTTTTGCTAATGCTGGGGATTTCTATACTAAAGTTCAATCAGATGCTAATTACCTAGCTAAGACTCAGAACCTTGCTGATCTGACAAATACTGCAACAGCTCGTACAAACCTTAGTGTCTATTCTCAAGCTCAAACTTACACTAAAACTGAAGTTGATGCCAAGACTACTGTTGCATCTACTGCACAATCTCAGGGATGGCTTAGTAACACTACAATTTTAACTCCACTAAGACTAAAAGAATCTTTCCAAGGGAGTAACCAGTCCCTCACTGATATAGGGTTTCAAAAAACCCCTGGTGGACAAATAGAGCAGTGGGGGTATATTGCAGCAGCATCTCCAGATGCAGTCTACCCTGTCACATTTCCTATTGCATTCCCATCTAAAGTTTTTTCTGTTGTAGCTTGTTTTGGCTACAACGCAGGAAAAGCTGATTACACTGTAGTTGCAGAAGTGCTTTCCCCCAGTACCACAGGATTTTCAGCTTCCAGACAAGATATTATAAGCTCATCAGGGTCTATACCAACTGGACGGATTTACTGGAGGGCATGTGGCATCTAAAGTATATTTTAGTGAGAAGACGGCATCTTTTTACTTAGAGGAAGATAAGAAAAAGTATAACAAAGCACAGTCTTGGCCGGATGATGCCAAAGAAGTTCCTTACAGGGTTTTTCAGGAATATGCTCTTTCGGCTCCACCAGAAGATCAAGTAAGGGGGTCTAAAGATGGACAACCTTGCTGGGTTAGTAATCCCTTAATGGAACTAAATGCTATAGCTTCTGAACTTTCTTGGTGCAGATATGAGATTGAACGGGCTAGGGATGAGCTAGAGAAAGTTCAGGATTCTGATGATAAAGCTTTTGGTTCTGTAGCTGAATGGCGAACGTACAGGAAAGCGTTGAGGGCGTGGCCTGAACATGAAAATTTTCCAGACAAAAATTTCCGACCAATTAACCCATCTAAGGAGTAAATATGTCTCAACAACAATCACCTTGGCTTGAAACGGCTTATGGGTGGGCCTATGGCGAGAACGGTTGGAACGCAGGAATGGATTCTAATCTGTTGAAGTTCTCCGTCTTGTTCGACCGTAATGTAGATAGTATCGTAGCGAGCCTACCTTCTGCTGTGAATGGTCAAGTCCACTATAATACCTCAGATAACCGTCTTTACTTTGCTGTAGGAACCACCTATTTTAGTACCCCTGTTCCTAAATGGTTTGAATTTAAAGATCGCCCTACTGGTAACACCTACCAGTATAATGGCAGCAGTACCTCTCTAATTGACTCCCCTTCACAACTAGCTTCTAGGTTGGGCGCTGTTGAATTAACAGTATCATCTCTCGGCACCGCTGCTTTTGAGGATGTGACCGCCTTCGCCACACAGGCTAAACTAGATGTTGTACAGGGGCAAGCACAGGGTTATACTGATGCTTTGAGGGGTGATCTTGCAGATGACACTGATCCGACTGAGGGAGCGGGGTTAGTAGGCTACAATCCTTCCACTAAATATGCACCCGGAACTATCGGTGAACGGATCAATATTATAGTTCTGGATAAAACTAGGAGCATATCGCACTACTTGACTAAGGCGGAGCTGGAGGACTCTAGGTCGGGAAACCCAGTGCTTGACACAACTAATGCGCTGAATGACGCGCTAAATGATCGAGTTGGCACCGTTCTTTTTGAAGGTGGATTCAAAGTTAGTGGGCAGGGAAGCGCGTGCCTTACGATGAATGTTGCGACCTCCATCATTGGAGTAGGATCACGCTCAACGTTCATTCGCGCAGATAGTGCAGGGCAGTACACCAACCTACTCAATATGAATATCACGGATAACGGCGGTCTGTTGGACTGCCGCGATCTGCGAATTGAGAACATGATGCTGTTTCATAACGGCGGCGGCATGCATGTTATCGAGAATACGGCTGGCATGCCTATTTTTAATGCTATCATTAGGAACTGTAACATGCTCGCCCCCGTTGGGGCCAGGGACTTAGTTGCCACCAAATTCGCATTCTGCCTAATCGAAAATAACACTTTTGGCAGAGGTGTAACTATAGGAACGCCCGCCGATCCAAGTGCTGATGGCAATAAGCTCTATGATAATTTGGTTGGTGGAGAGACTGGGATTATACTTCAACTTCTGGACGGAGCTTACTGTACGACAGTAGATGGTGGCACGCTAGTCAATCGTGATTGTGCAATCAGAGTTAAAGACGGTTCTCAGATAAAGATCCGCAATGTCCAGATTGAGCAGCAAGCCGCGCAGTCCCAATCCGCAGAGCGCGCCCATATCGTAATAGAGGGAGTTTCCAGGCCGTGCGAAGGCGTGCGTATAGAAAACTGTAATCTTGGCGGCGGCACCAATTTGGACTACCTGATCTATGTAAACAATGCTAATCTTACCGATATTACAGCCAACACGATGGGCGCTCCTTCTGTCGCAGACCTGTATCTGACGGGGAATGCCCAATACACCATGCCGCGTAGGGATAACATTGTTAAGGGAACCGTCGCGAATCCCAGGCCCGCTTCGCGCTTTCCCATGATGGTCGTAGACAATGGATATGGCACCTACAACACACTGCGAACTCAGCCTGCCCTAGCAAATGGATGGCTTGGCGGCGATTTTTGGAAGGAGGAGAATGGTGACGTTGTAATCTCTACGGGCTTCAACGCTGGAACAAACACTTCAGGCACCGTATTGGCTACGCTCCCACTAGGGTATCGCCCTGCCGACTTCTACTCTCTCGTGGCCGCCACAGGCACGACTCCAGCGGTCATTGACGCCAGCCCTAACGGTGAACTGAAGCTGGTCCATACGGGGTCCAATGGGGCAGTAGGCTGTCAGTTGCGTATTCCGAGTAAGCGGGGCTAGTCCCGCTTAAAGAGAAACCCATGACTCTCTCTGAAATACGGGAGCGACTCTACCATGTGAAGGGGTGCTGCTTTTATAGGTAAGTAATGAATAATCCCGACCTAGCTTTAGCTAGGTCGGGATTATTTGCTGCCAATCGATAATGGTGTAAAATGAAAAGTATAAAAACTAGACTAATTGCGGCATTTATTGCAGTGGGACTTAGTGCCCCGGCTGCTTTTGTTGCATACGACCATGCTGCACCATCTGAGGGTGTTGTTCAAGAAGTTTATATTTTAATAGTCTCTCTTTTCATATAATGTTGGTGCATTCTCAAAATCCACTCTCCTCAAGAAGCCGTTGAAGGGCAAAGAGTTGATGCTTGTAATCAACTTCTTCGGTGGGATAAAGCGGGGTAAGAGGCTGAAAGGGTTTACTCTTCGTCGGGAAGCTGAGAATAAACTTTGCCTAGAAGGGGTTAAAGAACCTAATGAAACTGTTACCAAATAAAAAGAAGATTCTGAAGTCCTACTCATTCCTTTCTATGCTAGGAAACTTTCTTATTGCCCTTAGCATTAGTGGACTGGCTGTTCTTGGTGTATTGTCTTCTGATATCGCCTTTCCTCTTCTTGCTGGATTAGCTATCAGCTTTGGTTTGTTTGGGTTGGTAGGTCGCTTTATCGACCAACAATTAGAGGATAACCAAGATGCTGAGTAAACCTCTGATCATTGCACTCTTTGTTTCAGTCTCCCTGAATTGCTTATTTGGCTATCTATCCTACTCTTTCTATTCTGACAAAACTGTAGCTGAATCCCAGCTGGTTACAGCTGTAGACGCTAACAAAGATTTGAAAGAGTCTTTAGACAAGAAAGAAACAGCTTGTAAAATCACAGACGCTATTGTCTCCGATTACACTAAAGAAAAGCAAGAGATTGTTAAAGAAAGAGATGGTGTTTTGAACGATATTGATAAACTCCCATCAGTGCCCGTCCAAATAGAAAGTAACCCAAAGAGGCAAGAGAATGTTAAGGAACAAACCAAAGACACTCCTGCGTCTCTTGACGCTAGGCTTAGTGATGATCTTGTCAGGTTGCTCTCCGAAGTATGTCTACGTGCAAAAGGAAATAATTGTGACCACCCCTGAGAGCCTCCTAGTTGATCCCTGTGAGGCGATTAGTGCTGGAGATACTGTACGCCTACTCGCGAAGGGATACGTCGCTAATACGTCCTGCTTGGGGCAGTATAAGCTACTCCTTGAGAAACAGCGAAGACATAAGAAAGAAATGGAGCTGATTTATGGCAACCCCTGATAACACTAGACTTGTCAATATTCTAGAGAAGGTTGCTATCAGCGCTCTCTTCTTAATAGTTAGTTGGCAGTATAACGCACAAGCTAAGCTTGAAGATCGTGTCTACAACCTTCAAGCAGAAAGCTTTACAGAAGCTAAGGCTCGTGTCCTAGAAGATCGTATTAGCAAGAGTATTGATGGTGTGCGTTTACACGTAGACAACCAAATCTCTTCTATGCGAACAGATATGAACTCTAAGCTAGACCTTCTGATTAAGATGAACCAAAACCAACAAGATAATTACAGCGACAAACGCAGGTAACATTTCATGGAAAGAAGGAAAACTGCCTTGATAGCACAAACAATTCAAACAACAGTGAATGCTACATTCCTTCTTTTGGCTGCAATTCTGATTTACGATAGATGGGATAATAACAATAACGATTCTTCGATTAGTGCTGCTAAGAAAGAAATGAATGATGCAATGTTCAGCAATGTGATTTACCTTGAGGATAAAGTGAATCGAGTGGCTGGAACATCTGATGCTTATCAGAGTGCTATATCCAGTAGGATATATGTTCTGGAGCGTAGGATGGATTCTCTTGAAGCTCGTGCTAAATCAAATTCAAGAGTGATTAACACGAACACAAATACCATCTCAAAGTAGAACAATTATAAGAGCTTGTATTTAGCAAGCCATCTTTCGCAAGAAAGAGTCTCTCGTGTGACATAATTGTCCATGCGATTATGCCTCCTTAGAAATGATAAAGCCCCGGAGAGCCAATGAAGGTTCTTGCCGGGGCTTTCTTTTGTCTGCTATTTAATTACCACTGCAATTCACGCCACAACTTACCAGCAAGCTCGTAGCCTCTCAGCTTACGTTCCCAGTAGACCTTCTCGTCCTCGTGATAGCGATCACGCCCTTCTTGGTTAATTACTTCCACTGTGCAAGGGATAGTACCACGTTCTGTTGGCTCTCCGCCAATGAAATTAATCTCAAAGTCATAATCTTGAATCTTTGGTTCATTGTCTGTGAACACCCAAATCAACTCTTCCAAATCACGCAAGCGTAGCTGATGTGCGGCGTCCAAGTCAACATCGTCTGAGTATTTATCTTCCAATCCTTGGATGACCGCTTGTTTCTCTACATAAGTCATTGGGATGCCAATAGTCTCACGATCTTTGATAGTATCGTAGAGCTTCTGGATGTGAGCAAGCACAGCACTATCAATCTCTCCCAAGTGGTAGGTATCTTTTACATTTACAATCCACTTACCTTTGTGTTTACGCATAAACCCTCCTTAATTAGTAGAAACAATCATCTGATCTTCACCAAGAGCAATCCCATCTTTCTTATAGATAGTGAAGGCTCCATCTGTCCACAGCTCTAGAACAAAGCTATGTTGACCACCTGTATACTCCTCAAGTTCCTTGCAAATGGCAATCCCTTGTTCAAGAGTAAGTCCGTTGATTACTGTTTGGTAATGCTGGTTGTACTGGTTATCTATTTTGAGTAGCAGTTCTGCAAGGCTCATTCAAACCACCCAAGATCAATAGCTTTCTGAATTGATTTGATCAAGTTTTCAGCTTGCCTAATATTACGAATGCCAAGAATAGCATCTGGTTCAGTAGACTTGCTCAGCCAAACATTACAATCCCCAGAGTAAAACCAAAGGGTATCTGCAAACAATCCATCTTCTTGTGCAGTAGGTTCATCAAAGCGGATACGGTCGATTACGTCTTTAGTCTTTGTACGAATATCAATTTCCATCTTACACCTCCTCAATTGCTATTACAAGGGCTTCTACACAAAACCCAAATTCAGTGAAATAGTAGCCTGATTTTTTGCTCCATGTAAGTACAGCGTGACTGCCGTTCGTCACTTTACTCTCGTTACCTTTGAATGGGATGAAGTTAGCTAAGTCGTACATAAATCCCTCCTAAGAAAACGCCCACAACCAGAGGCTATGGGGGCTAAGAGTAATACATCAGATTTTGTTGTCAAGCACGTTCAGTAAGAATGTGTAGGTATTTATTGTAATTCACTTCCCCCGGCAATTCCTTGTGCACATAATCAACAACCTTAGCTTCAAAGAAGTTCTTATGTCTACCAGCACTAAGTAGCCACTCCATCCACTCCAAAGGATTCTTAGGGACTTCTGTAAAGCTGATATAACCACGTTGGAACAAGCGAAGTTTGCCGAGGTAGTGAATAAATTCTTTCATCCCCTCTACAGTTAAATCCTCTCCACCGCCAAGCTCAAACACCAAATCAATGTAAACACCTTCAACCTCTTCAAATTTCTCAACAAGCTTAAATGTAACATCCTTCAGAACCAAGCGTTCTACTTCTGTCAGATCATTTTCTATTTCCTTGACAGTACGGATATTGTTGGTTACGTGTTCCTGCTCATCCTTTAGTGACCACTCATTAATATCATTGAAGCCATTAAGGATACCTGAGCGCTTCTGATTCAGCAATGTTGCAAAGGCACCAAACAAACCAATACCTTCTCCCATAAGAATCTGAGTCAGCTTGATTGCAGCTCGCAGTTGGTCGCTTGCCCCAACTGGCGTCAAATCTTCTACCATAACATCTAGTTTATCTGCCATCTCTTTATATGAAGCAAAAGCAGACCAATCATCGTTACTAAAACCAAAAGTCTCAGCAGCTAGAGCATATGCACGTTGGTGAATAACCTCACGAGCTGCAAAAGTCATAAGCATGTTTCTGATTTCATTGTTCTTAATCAGATGCAAAACTTCTGTATAACCGCCACCAACAGTCTTGTCCATCTCTGTAAATAGACACAAAGTCTTATCAAGGATATTCTTATTCTGCTCGTGACTAATACTCTTCGTCTTCAGACCATCCTTGGAAAAATACTGCTGAATATCATCTTGCAAGTTAATTTGATGTACGTCCCAATACATATCAATATTGTGTTTCTGAGCTGCCTCCGCAGCCCAAGAATACGTGAATGGACGATACGATTTACTCTCTTCAAAAACTGACATAGTTCTCCTTATGCTTCACAAGCTACACAGCCATTATCATATTCAATCTTCTTTCGTACACTGACAGCATTAAGCGGCTTGTCTGCCCCCGTACCAATGTTTGCCTTATCTGCACCTTCAGCACGGCAATAGTAAAGAGTTTTAACACCCTTAGCCCAAGCAGCCATATGAATATCTGACATTTCTTCTTTAGTGATATCCGCAGTAACAAAGATGTTAACAGATGTGGCCTGACAGATATGAGGTGTCCGTGCAGCTGCTTGCTCGATAATGTACATTGGGCTTACTTCAGATGATGTTTTAAACACTTCTTTTTCAAGGTCACTCAGGTATTCCAAGTGCTGAACACTTCCACCATTATCCTGAATACTCTTCCATGTTTCTTTTGTGTTCTGCCCATACTTCTCTAAAGTCTTCTCAAGGTATTTATTCTTGATTAGAAATGCTCCAGCACGACCATCAGCAACAAAACAGTTATCCTTCCATGGCTCAATGCTTGGACTAACACCAACTAAGGAAGATGAAGATGCATTGGGTGCAATTGCCAGTAGGTGACTATTACGCATACCACTACCAACACAATCAGATGCTTCGCCACGCTCGTCGGCCAGCATCAGGCTTGCAGCAACAGCTTTCTTTTTAATGTTGCCGTACACTAGATGAGTATGTTGAATCGCGCTGTTAAACCCACCACTCTCAAATGGGATCATCTTACTTTGTAAATAAGAGTGCCAGCCAAGTGTACCTAAACCAATAGCCCTCTCTTTGCTTGCAGAGTAGACAGCCTTACTAAGCTCTTTTGGAGCAAGACGAATAAAGTATTCAAGCACATTGTCGAGATAACGAACCAAGTCTTCAACAATTTGTGTATCTTTCCATTCATCGTACTTATCAAGGTTCAGGCTGCTCAAGCAGCAAACCGCAGTTCTTTTCTCAGAAGTCCAAAGTGTAATCTCACTGCACAAGTTGCTTTGTCCTACATGGTAGTGCGGGTTCTTAATCCATTCAGGAATTGCCCGATTAACTGTGTCCTTCCACATGATGTAAGGCTCACCAGTCTCAAAGCGCATCTGTAGAATCTTTTCCCATACCTCTTTAGCACTCAGGTAACGTCCAGTGGGGCCATGTTTAGGGTCAACCAGTTCGTAGTCTTCCCCTTTAATCACAGCAACCATAAACTTGTCAGTGATTGTTACTGCGTTGTTCATATTAAAACACTTTTTGTTCTGATCACCACCAACAGGGTCACGCATACCAATAAACTGCATAATCTCAGGATGGTCAATATCAAGATAAGCTGCAACACTACCACGTCGAGAGCCGGTTTGCTTGTATGCAAGTGTATCAGCATCATATCCGCTCATGTGGGCCATTACACCAGTAGACTTTTCATCTGGACTACGATTAGCAGCCCATACACCAATACCACCCCCTGCCATTGAAAGCCACTTAGTTTCACAGCTTGCCTCTACCAATCCTTCCTTAGTATCAGGAATCTTCACGAGAAAACAAGAGATTGGCATACCTTCGGGAGAAACATTTTCTTCCATCCAATCGCCAGCTTCATCAAACTGCTCCTTGGTGAAAGTTGGCCACTCGACCTCAACAGCATTACTCAGAACAGGACTTGCGTTAGTATACCAACCTTTACTTGCATAGTCATAAATACGTTGAGCAAAGTCATAGTCACCAAAACAGTAGCAAGTCGCAGCTCGTGCAAAACCTTCTTGAGGGCTTGTCTCCCAGTCCTTTTTATAAAACCCTTTTCGAGTCAACATTGAGAAACCCTGCTCTGGAATGTCAGAGTCTCGTGAGTAATCAATCAAAATACCAAGGTGTTGCTTTACATTCCCCTCTTTCAAATCTCATCCCCTTCTTCACCGAATCGGTCAATCAAATCACCACTAAATTTACTACGCTTGCTCATCACCATTAGTTCTGCTTTCAAGAACGAGTCTTTAGTATTAGCAATCATATCTTCCGTAGCTACATAGGGAGCAAACTCAGCATCTGTACGCTCTACAAAGTTAATCTTAGGGCCATATTCTGCTGCATTGCTTGTACGTGGACGATGGAGGATTACTTCTACTTCCCAGCCGTATTTAAGATCAGCACCATACTTATGTAGTAGTTGTTCTACTTTCTTTTCGTCCTGTGCTTTCCAAGCATCATTCCATTCAGGATCACGTTCAAGGTCTACAAAAGATAAAAATTGGTTGTATGTGTCACTGTAATCAATATTCATATTATTCCTTATTCATTCTGTGATTTCTGCATAAACTTCTTGTGGACTCAAACCCTCTGCAAACATTTCATCATATTCCTCAATCTCTTCCATGATAGCCCACAGAGCATCTTTCTTAGGAATCAATTGACGCTTAGACATAATGTTTACAAGCTCAAAAATCCATTGTGATTTTGGATAGTCATTCATTTAATCAACCTCGCTTTACATTGTTTGGAATAAGTTGGCGGTATTGAATAAAGCCTTTTAAGTTACCAGAACCAAACTCCCCTTCTCGTGTCACATGCGTAATACCCTCTTGCCAAGATTTAATATTCTCTGGATTATTCTGATCTAGAGATTTAGTCACGTACATATCTGGGTACTTATCTACACGATGATAAGTTGTTTCTTTCATCGGCGACGCCTGATGTTCCAGAGGACTTGCA